CTGGTTGCGGTAATTCGCAAGCGTCGTTGACAGAAGTTGGTCAAAATTAGGGTTTGACATTTTTACTCCTCGGTTAAATTAAAATCAGGAAATACCCAACTGCTTTTTGGCAGCAGTAAAAGCATCCCTGAAACTTGTTACAGGTTGAGTATCAGGAGTTGTGTTCTTAGCCGACGAACCACCAGCAATCACGGAAGACTCACGCTTAGCCTGGGTAACCTGGTCTGTTTTGCGTTTATTTTCTTGATTAACTTTTTGGTTCACAAGTTGCTGCTGACGAATCTTGTCATAAGCCAACTGTTTATGGATTGACTCCAAATCAGTTGAACCTGTAGCAAGTGCCGTTGCAACTACCTCGTTTGCGTCGAACTCTTCTCCGTACTTTTGCTGAAGATTGCCGATAGTACGCTCCAGTTCAAGAAAAGCCTGTTGTTCCTCAAAGGAACGAATACGCCCTTCCAACTGTCGGTACTGCTGCTCAATTGGGTCAACATACAAATCCTCATCTTCTGTGGTTTGGTTAAAGTTGACGCCGTAATGAGACTGCAACAGTTCAATTGTGGCAGCAGGGTCATTGTCCAACGCTTGTTGGATTGCCTGTGCAAACTGTACCTGTCGTCGCTCTTCAGCTAGTTGTTGTGTCTTGCGGGTATAATCCGCTTGACGCTGATATCCAGAAACAGCTTCTTTCAAAGGAACTTCAAGTTCTTCTCCATCAACAACTACTTTGATATATTTATCGCCGTACTCATCTACCGGAAAATACTCAACAGGAGCCTCTTCGGTTGTTGTTTCTTCTCCACCTTCGATTTGTCCATCAATAATGGGTTCCGAGGTTTCGTCTTCAATAATTTCGTTTTCCACGATGTTCTCCAGAGTCCGTAAAAGGTTGCTCTACTAAGTAGGATTTTCGTTACATGGTGTTGGGCAAAGAAGCACCTTGGGCTTGGATTGCAGCCATCATCTGTGGCGAAATCGAACTAGGCATTGGCATGCCACCCGTTGGAACTTCTTCTTCCATCATCATTTCTTCCCCAGGTAATCCTGATTGACCTGGGAGACCTTGTGACAACTCACCCATAGGTGGTTGCTGTTCCTGCATCATGGGTGCAGGTGCAGCAAGAAACGCTTCAGGTGCTTTAACACCAAAACCAAACTGCAATACGTGACGAGCAAGTGCAGCCATGTCAACAACACCGGCACCCACAAAAGGAGCCATAGCATCAACCATCTGCAACGCCATCTGACGTCGGAACGATTCGTTCACTGGTTGTGTAGAACCAGCTTCAACTTCAAAATCAAACTCGCCCTTAATATAGTCAGCGTCAAAGTTAACCCAAATAGGCATAGCAGAAGAACCAACTACACGAACAGCTTGTTCACCAGTCATAAACTGTTGAGCCAAAGCAATCAAACGCTTAGCACACAAAGAAATGGCACGTTCAATTTCTGCCAACTTGTCAGAAGTTCTAGCATTCATAGCGTCCTGCATAATTGCAGCTTCTGTAGCTGTACGGCTAATTTCACTAGCTCCGCCACGCATAAACTCTGCAACACCGCTAATACGGTCAATGTCTTGCTGAATCAAGTTAGAAACAGAATACATTTCTGGGGGGTTAACAACAGCAGGCATGGGGACAATAACAGAACCCAGTGGGTCTTCTGTAATTACAGGCACAAGCGTGTTGTCCTCATCAGACTCCAAAGCATTACGTCCATCATTGTCGAAAGCTGACTCTTTATACAGCCATTTGCGTGAGAAACGCTTACGATGATTCATCATCTGCGTACGAGTAGCGTTCAACTCATACTGCAAAGGCTCAATAGCCTCCAGCTCACCCATGGGGTAAAACTGGTCGGGAACATCATAGTTGCGAATCATCACAAATGGATGACCAAAACCAAAAGGAATCTTTGTGGGAGCCACAAGAAACTTGCTTCCATTTTCACAGAAAACAGCAACAGTTCCACGTTTTAAATCGTAGTATTCCCATACATCAACAAATGCTTCATCTAGTTGACGATTGTGGCGTGCACGGTCCTCGTGCTCGCCCCAACGAGAATAATGAGTTCCTTCAATTTCTTGACGAGCATTGCGATTGTAACGTGGGTCGTTTTGAACATCCTTTAAAGGACGACGAACACGTTGAGCAATCCATGTCATATCGTCTACAGATGTGGCTTCAGGGTCCACAAAAATATCAAAAGGAGAAACACGCTCAACAAAGGGGCGGTCTTCCACCACAACAGTCTCAGCTTCAAGGTTGAAACCTTCCTCAGGTGCAGCAATCTCTGCATCCTCTTCAGTTAACAAATCAGTATATTTTGATTCCTCAATAAAACGATAACCGACTTTCAGCCAACCATGACCAATAATCAGGTAATCATCCACTGCACGGCGCATCTGTTTCTGGCAATCAAAATGACGCCACCAATAGTTAATCACTGCTTCAGTAATAACAGCACGGTCAGCATCTTCCTGTTTGCGAGCACCAACCGTAATTTTTGGATGGTTAACAGCAACACTAGGGGCAATAACATTAATGGTAGAAAAACACGTGTTGACCAGCATTCGGTCTTCTTCAGTTAAATCATTAAGTTGTTTACCACGATACAAATCAACTAAACGACGCCACAAATCATCGTAACTTTCCTCATCACGCCACTTGCGGGAGTATGTAATTCTTTTACGATAATCAGCTAGAACACTAGCATTGGATGGACGGGCCATCAGACCTCCTCGGTCTCTTCAAGATATGCCTCAACAGCACGGTATACTAGGTTAAGAACTGCAGCCAGCCCAGAGGCTGCTGCGACCTTCCATGCAGACAAATCAAAAACAGCAGCACTAATAGGGGTGCTTAAAGCACCAAAAAGAAATGTTGCTACTGCTCGTTTAATTGCATCAGAGTACGTCATGATTGCTCCTGTGTGTGTGATTGTCATCCATGTGTGCATCAAGCTTGTCATCCATTCTGTCAACCTTGATAACTAGATGTTCTAATAGACCTCGAGATTCGGCGTGCTGTTCGGTGTTTTCCCGACGCAACCGTTGAAGAACAACCACCACAGGACCTGTGATGATTGCCACAGCGATGGGAACCCACCAGCTCATAAGTTATACCCAACGACTTCCGACAGGCTGTGGGTCATACCCACCAGCAATAGCATCCTGAACTTGCTTGTCTTGGCGTTCCTTGATGGTAGGACCATGAAAGTCCTCTTTACCATACGTAAAACCAATACGCACACCCTTAATGTGGCATCGAAAACAAACAGGACCACGACGAGGAAGTTCGTTTTCGTATTCAAACACAGTCAAGCACTCCGTGCAGGTAGTAAAGTTCATACTAAATACCCTAAACCGTTACATTCCGAACGTTATACGAGCCAATGACAACTTTTGGTTTGTATTCACGCACAATATGGTCTGAAAACCAATCCAAAGAGTACTTGGGGGCTATAGATTCGACCCGGTATTCAGGAAGCCACACATGCTTTAGCATTTGATTGGCAATAGCCAAAGACATCACACGGTCATCATGTGGAGAACCATGCATTTTTCCATTATCTTCACGAACAAATGTTCGTAATTCACCAATAGTGAACTCACACTCAACAACAACATCATCATCACGCAACGCCTTAGCAAGCTCGTCAATAGCCAAAGGCTTAGAAGCAGCAGTAGTACGCCAACCTAGAATCTCCGTAGCCTGAGGGCTACGATTAGCAAGCCTACGTTGCCTATAAATATTACGGTACCCGGTTTTTTGCAACGCCTTCAGCGTTGTCAAACCATGGTTATTGTTCTCAACACCAATCAACGCCTGATTATAAAACATCCCCAAGTTATACAAAACATCGGACCCAAACAAGTCAGGCTCCACATGACCATGCCACGTAGCAACCACTTTGCCTGTGGAAGCATCAATTACGTGGGCGGAACTATAGTCACCATGGCTAAGACCTTCAGCAACGTCAGCACCCACACAATACGCTGTTTCACCATTGGGCATTTCCCACACAGACAACGGACCTTCCGACCCATGCATTGCGCCATCCCAAAGAAAACCCCTACGGGGTTGTTCTTTATGGAAAGACCCTAAAAGGTCGATGTCAAATACAGGACGACCAGAACGAACAAAAGCCTCATCAGGGTTAGAAGGATACTCCTGCGCCAACTGCCAGTCCGGAAGCTGCGCCTTTTTAACCGAATACCAATCCTCATCTCGGTCACCAGCAGACCAAGGAAAGAAGACACCTTTGAAGTTGTTGGTACCAGTCTGAGACCCCACCCAAAGTCGGTGAAAGATGTTTCCCTCACCTTTGGCTGTTGAAAGACAAACGATTCGCCCCCCAACGTCGGCAATTGGTTCGATAGAAGCCCAAGCTTCTTCAGAGTTTGGTAGAAACGCCATTTCGTCAATAAATACACGATACACCGATTCACCACGTGCAGGGTCATTACCGCTAGGTAAAGATTCAAGAGCAGATTCATTAGCGAACACCATCTTCAATTGATTATCGGAAACTAGGTCTGGACCACGTTGCTTCATCCAGTCAGGCAACATCTTGTAGCCATACTTAGATTTCTGTAAAAGCTTTGCTGCTTCACGCTCAGTACGGCTCAGCATGACCTCAAAGCGGTCCTGCCAGAAGAACACCTCCCAGAAGGCAAACGCTGCTGCAAGCGTACTGAAGCCAATCTGACGAGCTTTGAGGACTATTGTGTTGCGGTACGATATCCACGCATAGACGGTCTCACGTTGCGCCTCACGCATCTCAAACAGGATACGCCCCCGTTCCGGGTGACGTATGTACCAGTAGTTAGAGCAGAAGTACTCAAAGGCATCCACAAGGTCGGTATCGTCGGCGTCATCTGGTCCACGGCATAACCGCCACTCACGCTCATTTAACAATTCGTCAAGATTCATTTAAT